GTTACTTCAGCTGGTGACATTGCTTGGGAAACAGCAATCACTGGTGAAACAGAAGCAGTTATTCACGCTACAGAAGAGTAGTCATGAATAAGCTACTAGTTTTATTATTACTAGTTATAGCTTCTTACTCATATGCTGCTGAGTATATGGTCATGCAATACAATGATAAAGTCCGTATTGTACTTTCTAAAGAGAAGTGTAATGACAAAGGATTTAAAGCAGTAGCCCAACGTATAGACAAACAAGTGATGAAAGCTTGTTGGTCTGCTAATGGTAATAAGATCCATATACAATGGGAAGGTGGAGACTTTAGTGAGTTTCCTGTTGACAGATTTCAACCTATAGAGATTAAACAATAATGGGTATTATTGATTCAGTATTAAGTATTGGTTCTACTATATTAGACAGGGTTATTCCTGATACTAATGCTAGACAAGCTGCTAAAGAAGAACTAGCTCGTGCTATTAACGACCAAGACTTTCAGCTTGCTTTAGGTCAAATCAAAGTAAATGAAGCAGAAGCTTCTTCTGATAGCATCTTTAAATCAGGTTGGAGACCAGCTATAGGTTGGGTGTGTGGTATTGCATTCTCCTTACACTTTGTATTCTTTCCTATCCTAGATTGGTTCTTAGTACTATTTGGTCATGCAGCTATTGTTATACCATTTGACATGTCTACCCTTATGACAGTGTTAGGCGGCCTCTTAGGTTTAGGTGGTTTAAGAACCTTTGAGAAGATGAAAGGTGTTGCTTAAAGCGACTTAACATGAGTATACTCGTCAAGGAAGAGTACATCAAAGCAATGTACACATTGTTTTGTAAACTCCCTCCTTTTGACAAGTTTGAATTACCCCCAGCTAGTAAGATAGAATGGACTATAGTAGATGATAGAGAATTATGTGGTTCTTATTCACCAGAGCCTCATTGCATTACATTTTCTATTGCTCGTCATAGTCATTTCACCTCTATATGTAAAACACTCCTTCACGAGATGGTACACATGTTAATGTACCTTCAAGGTAAGAAGTATGAGTTACATAATAAGACTTTTTATAAACATGTAGATAAGATTTGTTCTATCTACGGCTTTGACCCGAAAGAACTTTAACATGGTAGATCACTCACAACTAACAGAACCAGTAAAGCATGCAGTAGATGCTGTAGCAGCGGTAACAGCTCTAGGAACTATAACTACATTCTTACCACCTATTGCAGCACTACTTACTATATTCTGGACCTTTGTCCGTATATACGATAGATTTATATCTAATAAAAAGAAACCTACAACTACATCACAGGATTAAACATGGCTACGTCAGGTACCACAACGTTTAGTGTAACACGTAATGACATTATAACCTCAGCACTTCGAGTGCTAGGTGTCATTGAGATTGGTTCACAACCAGATGCTGCTACTATTGAGAACGCATCACTTGTTCTTAATATGATGATGAAGGATTGGCAAACTGATGGTATTAAATTATGGACAATAACCGAATATACATTACCATTAATTCAAAACAAAACAACTTATAACATAGGTAGTGATAGTAGTAATGATCTAGTTAAAGACAAACCTCTTAGACTTATACAATCATTCTTAAGAAATAACTCAGTAACCCCTGCTGTTGATATTCCTATGACTATTATATCTCAACAAGAATATAACATCTTAGGTTCTAAGTATTCAACAGGTATGACTAACAGTGTTTACTATATGCCTTATAATACTTATGGTACACTTACTGTATTCTTAACACCTGATACTTCTACTGCTACTAACTATAATTTACATTTAACAGTTCAAAGACCTATACAAGACATCACTGCTGCTAATCAAACATTTGATTTCCCATCAGAATGGTATCAAGCATTACGTTGGGGTCTAGCTGGCGAGCTAGCAGCTGAGTATGGTCTAGATCAAAAAGCAGCAATGATTATTCAAAGAGCTGAACAATATAAACAAAGACTCATGGCGTGGGATGTTGAGAATGCTTCTACATTCTTTCAGCCAGATGTCCGTTCTATGAATGCTAAATTTAGATAATGCCTAATACAATTCGTCTACCATTTATATATCCTATTGAGTTTAGAAATGACTCAACTGAAAAGGGTTCTAAGATGGTTAACTGCTACATGGAAAAGGATGGAGAAACTGTCTATGCAGTTAAACGTCCTGGAGTTGTAGCAACAGGTATACAACTTGGTACAGGCACATCACAAGGTCTTTATGTATTTAAAGGTAACCTTATTAGTGTTATTAACAATACTGTGTATAGTACTAATTCAAGTAATGTAACAACAACAGTAGGTACTTTAACAGGAACAGTAACTCCTTGTTTCTTTGCTAAGACAGCTAATGATAGCTATCTATTCTTCCAAAAGGGAGACTATGGTTATACATATGATGGTACTACATTAACACAATTAAGTTCTGGTACTTTATACTCTGTTATAATATCAGCTGGTGGATCTGGTTATGTTCAAGTTTATCCTTGGACAGCCTCTATTCAAGTTATTGTAAATCAAGTTGTAAGCTATGGTGTTAACTCTTATGTTTATACTACAGCAGGTACTACAGGAACCTCTCCTCTTACTTTTACATCAGGATCAGCTTCTGATGGTACAGCGACAGCTGCTTATCTTAATGTCTGGGCAGCTAGTACAACCTATTCAACAGGTGACTATGTAGCCTCTAATGGTAATGTATACCTTGTGTCATCTGGTGGTACCTCAGGTACTACTCTTCCTAGTTTTGTATTAGGAACAGGAACTAATGGTACAGTATCATTAACTTATGTAACATCTTATTTACCACCTGTAGTGTTTGGTACAGTGTGGACTGCATCAACTGCTGTAACATTAAATCAACAAATATTCTATGGTGCTAATTTATATACAGTAACAGTAGCTGGTACATTAGGTACGTCAGCTCCTACATTTACTAGTGGTAGTGCTTCTAATGGTACTGCTACATTAACTTATGCTGGTAATGCTGTTAAAGGATATGCAACTGTTACTTCTACAGTTATATCTGATATTACGTTATCAAACTTAGGAAGTGGTTATACAGTAGCTCCTACAGTCATTATAGGAACTCAATGGACACCTACAACAACTTATCCTAATAACTTTCAAGTCACTTATAATGGTAACTTGTATACAGTTTTAATACCAGGTACGTCAGGTACAACAGGACCTACTAGTACTGACACTACAACTACATTTACTAATGGTGGTACTACAATGCTTTATGTAGGCCCTGCATGTGGAGCTACTAGTCAGTTAAATGGTTTTCCATCAGGTAGCATTGTACCAGGTGCTTCTTATTTTGATACTTATGTATTTATAATGACAAGTGATGGTAAGATTTGGAATAGTGAATCTCAAGATCCTACTCGTTGGAATGCTCTTAATTTTATTACAGCAGAGTCAGAGCCTGATCTTGGCGTAGGTGTTGTTAAACATCTTAACTATCTTGTAGCATTTAAACAATGGTCTACAGAATTCTTCTATGATGCAGCTATTGCTGTAGGATCACCTCTACTACCTAACTTAACATTCAACCTTGAGTTTGGATGTGCTAGTGGTAACTCTATTGTACAGATGGAAGAAACTGTTGTATGGATTGCTGAAGGTAAAGATACAGGTAAGACAGTACTCATGCTTAATGGTACTAGACCTACGGAAGTCTCTAACAATGGTGTAGAACGTATTCTTAATAATACTACTAATCTAGAAAATGTTAGAGCTTATAGTTTAAAGATATCAGGACATTATTTCTATATTCTTAATCTATTAGATGACAATATTACTCTTGTTTTAGATATTAAACTTAAACAATGGATGATATGGACATCTTATATTAATGGTGCTGAAACTATTCTTGATGGTGTGTTCTATGCTTCTTGGAATAATAAGCATTATACTATTGACAATGTAGACGGAAACGTGTATAATATTAATGAGAACTCGTATACTGATGATGCGGGTCCTATTCAATTTAGAGTAAGATCTAATCTGTTTGATGCTGAAACAACCAAGCGTAAGTTTATATCTAGGCTTGAAATAATAGGTGATAAGATTGGAACAACACTCAACATCAGACATACTGATGATGATTATAATACCTGGTCCGAGTATCGTAAAGTTGATTTAAAGACTGATAGAAGTGTTCTATATCAGAATGGTTCATTCCGTAGAAGAGCTTATGAGTTCTTTAACACAGACAATGTCCCCCTTAGATTACAAGCTTGTGAAATAGATGCAGAGTCAGGTTCCGTTTAAAGGAGCTTAAATGATTGAGTTTGGTGTAGAGAGTTTTGACCAAGCAGTAAACGATATACAAGAACTAATTAAACTTCATTACGAAGAGATAGCATTAAACAAAGATGTAATACCACTTGATCCTGATTGGGATAAGTATAGAGCATTAATGACTAATAATCTTGCATGTCTTATTACAGCTAGAGATGATGGTAAGTTAGTAGGATACTCTATATTCTTTGTAACAAGTCATCCACATTATAAGTCAACTATCTTTGCTAATAATGATCTTATATACTTACATCCTGACTATCGTAATGGTAGGACAGGTATAAGATTAATTCAATATTCAGAGCAATACTTGAGACAGTTAGGTGTAGCCAAGATTCTTTGGCACGTTAAATTTAATAAAGACTTCACAAGGATACTTCATAGATTGGGGTACGTTGATGAAGACATAATAGTAGGGAAAATAATAAAGGATTAATTATGAGTATTTCAGCAGGTGTGATTGGAGACGTAGTAAGTAGTACTATTGGTGGTGACATTATTGGAGGAGCCTTAGTAGGTGCAGCCGTTAGTGGTATTACTGGTGGTAATATGCTTACTGGTGCTCTTACAGGTGGTATTGGTGGTGGTTTAATTGGATCTATGGGATCTGGTTTTGGAGCTGCTGCAGATACAACAGGATCACTTGTTACAGGTGGGGCTGCCTTAGATTCTTTTGGTATGCAAGTTACTCCTGGT